GGTTACGTGCGCAAGACGACGGCGCTTTTAACGCCTTCCGGAGGCGGGTACACGGTTAAATGTAAAGTTCATGACCACGTCCGGTGTGCCAGACGAGGTCACGAAATTCAAAATCGACATCCAGCTTGGTGTACTCCACTGGAATGCCGTCCTTCAGCCATGTGATATACTCTTCTTCCAAGTTCATCTGCTGACGTATGCTAACGCCGGTACGAGCGGCGAAAGCAGCACGGCCTGCTGGTGTGGCGCGTATTAAATCAGCTTTGCTGTCAAAGATGGCTTGTATGAACTTCTCGATATCATCATTGAAATACATTAAAATGTTGAAACGCATTTCACCCTTGCGGCAGTTTCTTCTCAGAACTTTCCCAAGGCGGCTGGGATTAACCTCTTCTAATAGCCGGTTACGCACAACCTGGGCAAAAATGCCGATGACGGGTGTGAGCCCGTCGGTGTGTGCGTATGAGTATGCTTTGGCCAGCATTAGAATCTTCGTGTTCCCCGGGGTAATGGAAGTGTGAATCTTAGCGAGAGTACGGAACGGGTCAGCATAACTGCACACCACACCGCAATCATCGTATAAGTAGCGACCGCAAAAGCTCAGTTCTTGAAAGCTATTGACGAAAGTTAACTTGATGCTCAAACCGAGCAATGAAATGTATGACAGGTTAACTTCGATTTGATCGCGCCACTTCGACATGTACCCAATAAGTATGTCATCACCTTCGTGAAAAGTCCACCAATCGCTGATCGGTATGTGACGAAAGCACAACCAAACAGCAAATCGGCACACTCCGGCATTAAATGTAGACGTGTGGTTATCACCAGAGCGTCTTTGTCCGTGTATGACATACTTAACTCCCAAATCGTTGTAGCCCTGGGAGCAAAGGCAAAGCTCGAGATATTGTACAAATAAGTCACAATCGGCATGTTCCGAGTAAGCATGCCTGAGGTGACCAACCTCAACGACGCGCTGCAGCATCTCATCAATAGACTTGTCGAGCCGGTCAAAGTCTATGTCTGCAAACGCGTCGAACTCCAACAACCTACTAAGTTTTCGGTCCCGCTCCTCCGGCGACAGCCCCTTCACCATGTACGGGCAGTCGTGAGCCGCTTCGTCCATTGATGCTATCACCGGGCCCAGCAGAACCATTAGTGAAGTATCGGGTGGGGAAATGTTGCGCGGATCGGTGTTTCTTATAGTAGTCTCGACTTTTATGAAATTCTTCACCAGGCTTGCTCGGGCCGGGTTTAGTCCCAGTGTGTCGATCTCTGACCGGGCTGTTCTGAGTATGGCGGCCTGGCCGCGTGGGTACCGCGATACCCACTCCTCGAACGGTTTTGGTGTTAACCCGGTCATCCACTGTAGGTTCTCTGCTTCCTGTACGAGGTACCACGCCCAAAGCCAATGGAGTGGCGTTGTCATCGGCGGGTAAGCCGACGATAATATCTCGAACGTGTCGAGCGGCGCTGTTGTGTTTGTACCCGTATTTTCGGAGTAGGCGGACGAATGAGTTAAGATCTCTGATAGGGGGAGATCTACGATTTGCGTCAAGCCGACGTCCTTCAACGTAAAAGCTGTATGCCTTTTTAACGTGGTCCGTGAAATCGGACTCGGAAGGTCGGCTGCCATAAGCAGCGAGTAAGAGGCTTGATCCGAACTGTCCGCTGCCGAGACCTGGAACCTCACACAGGACGCCTCCTTCGTCCCATACAACATTGACGAAACCTGACGAATCGGCAACATTGGTTCCAGCGTCAGCAACCTTGAAGGAGACAATGAGTGGTTCAAAGTCTTCTCCAAAACGATAATCATTATCGTCTTCCTCATTACTGCGTCGTTCATGAGGGACAGTGTCGGTTTTACG